AAATGAAGCGCAAGGCGAAGAAGAACCCGTCGAGTAAAGCAGTAGTCCCTATATCTGGGGGGATGGATAGTTCAGTACTGTTGCATTTAGCTGCTACTCGTTATGATGAAATAATTGCAGTAAACTATGATTACGGTCAGAAACATAGGGATAAAGAGCTTTTGTGCGCCACTCTACAAATTGAATCATTGGATATGCCGGTTACTTATCAGTCAATTAAATTACCGTTTTTTAAGGATATATGTCAAGTTTCTTCGCTTCTTAATGATAAGATTGCAGTTGCTAAAGCCAAAGATGTAATGGGCGATCCGCAAACGGTAAACTATGTACCTTATCGTAACTTAATGCTATTAAGTATTTCATTAGCGATAGCGGAAAATGCAGGGGCTAGTACAGTTTTTCACGGAGCAGCACAAGCTGATAGCGTGGCTGGTTTTTGGGATGGAAGCGTTGAATTTCTAGAACAAATAAATAAAGTATCGTCTTTAAACAGAAGAAATAAAATTGTTATTCAGGCACCATTAATTGATAAATCTAAAGCTGAAATCATAAAATTAGGTATAAAACTCGGAGTAAATTTTAAGAACACCTGGACATGCTATGAAGGGGAAGACATGGCTTGTGGTGAATGTACAGCTTGCTCTTTGAGAATAAAAGGATTTATTGATGCCGGGTATATTGATCCCCTACCTTATAAAATTTCTATACCTTGGGAAAAATATAACTGTAAAGAAATAATTAGCTAAAATCACCGTAATTAGGATCACCAGGGCTTTGTTTTAGCCCAAATTCTTGTTTAGCAGCTGTATAAACATCGTCACCTTCTGGGTATTCTTCTATAGTTTCTACTTCACCGGAGCCTTCTCCCTCAGCTTTCTTTTCAGATGCAGGAGAATAAGCACTTTTAAATTTTAATGAATCAATAAAATCTTGTACTGTTTCTTTGTCATTAGCCATTTTTGTGTCATATGCTTTTGTTATTGCATCTATAACTTCATTTCTAAGCTCAGGCGATTCATATAAATCACCTTTTTCAATAGTTATCTCATCTGGGAGCTCTGCAAAAATGGGCATCCATTCTTTAATAAATTTTACATCATTTTTAACAAAACTGTTAGCTACTGACTGTACAGGGGTTTGAGGTTTCTCTTGCGGTGTGACTTGCTTGCCTTCCACACCAGCTACTACAGCTTGTTTTACTTGAACAGGATTAGCAGCGGCACCGCCTTCAGCATCTACGCGCAAAACATTTAATAAATTATCAACTATACGAGCAGTATACCTGGCTTCAGTTCCTCCTAACTTTAATTCATTTTTTATTAAATTTTCTAAATCTGTTCTAAATTTCATTTTTGAACCCGGATAAAACAGCTTGTATTCCTTACCATCAACAGTATGAATAGAGGGTTTAAATAATTTTGTTTGAATAGCTTGAAGCAATCGATTTGCTATTTCTGCTTTTGACTTACCTTCCTTTGCAGCAATTTTTCCAATTCCATAACCTTTACCAGGCGCTTTTTCAATATCCCCAGTATAGCCTAAATCATCTGCATAAATAGGGGCCTCTGTAACAATTTTTTTACTTTTATATGCTTCGAATATAAGCTTTGTATCCTTATTCATCTTGAATTATTTATTCTTTGTAATATAATAATTAGGGAGGTTAATAATATTTGCGGTATATTTGGCGCTAAAGACTTTACAAGATATGTAAAGCTTTATGACAGTAACAAAAAGAGAGGTACATTCTCTTACGGCGGCTTATTGATTAATACTAAGATCCATGCTATTTTAAAGAGCCCGGATGTTGTTAAGCTGTCTAACAAGTTAATAATTGAATATGGCAAAACCAAGAAAAAGATTACTGATTTTAATTTTTTCTTAGGACATACACAGGCGCCTACTTCATCTCAGAGAGAGTTTTCACCTAAAACTACTCATCCCTTTCAATATAAAAATTGGATTATAGCACATAATGGTGTTTTAACTAATGATAAGATTTTAAAAAAGACTATTACAGATAAAAAAGCGTTTAATAATGTAGACTCTTCAATTATTGCTCCTCTTATCTACAATTCTGTAAAAGAACATAACGATGAAATACTCGGCATTTGCAAAGCATTATCTCTCTTAGAAGGTACTTTCGGACTTTGGATATATAATCAAAAAAATGCTCATGTATATATAGCGAGGTCAGGTAGTACGGTTTATGCAGATTTTTTAAATAATGAATTCTCTTCTTTAAAAGAAAAAGATTTTGTTCCACTAGATGAAGGGTTACTCTATCTCTTAACTCCCGAAGGCATTACTTCTGTTGGTAAATTTAAAACAAATTCGCCATTTTTTTGATGAAATTAGCGTTCTTTTTCTGTACAAGGAGTAAAACACCGGAAAACACTCTTACTTACAAGTCTTTATCAAAAATAAATCAAGGTAAAATATTTTTTAAAAGCAGTAATAGTGAAGGTCTAAGCAAAAACTATAATGTTTTTTTAAGTGAAAATATAGATAGGTTCGATTACATAGTGTTTTTACATGATGATGTTTATGTTGATGATTTTAATATAAGCAACAAACTTATAGAAGCACATAAAGAATATGATATCGTAGGCTTGGCGGGAGGAGTAAATCCTACGATATCTAAACCTGCATTATGGCATTTAATGTGCGGGGGATTTGGACCAAATTTAAGAGGTGCTGTTTTTCATTATGCAAATGACAAGCAATTTTTTGCAACAAATTTTGGTCTTACTCCAAGTAGAGTTGCTATTCTTGACGGATTATTTTTAAGCGTTAGTACTGATTCTGTTAATAAAAGTGGTTGGAAATTTAATGAAGACTATGATTTTCATCATTACGATATTGCAAGCTGTATTGATGCAAATCAAAAAAAGCTTAAATTAGGAGTTTACCCTATTTGGGTTATTCATAAATCTCCTGGCCTTCTCAATATAAATGACAAATCTTTTAGTGATAGTCAAGAAAAATTTATTAGAAATTATTCAAACTTATAATATAATAGTAAAATGCAAAAATTAGATTTAGATTTTTTTGAAACAATTATTGCATATAAATCTCTTACAGATGAAAATTATTTAGGCTCTATTGTCGATTTTGTTAAACCTATTTATTTTAAAAACAAAGACATTAAGAACGTTTTTACAATAATTAGAGATTTTTATGAAAAAAGAGGTACAAAACCTACTGTTACAGAAATTAAAACATATCTGATAACAGATGAACTAAAAAACTCTCTTAAAAACGTGGTAGCTTTGTTTAATGGAATTGAGAAAAATTTTAATGATGATGAACTACAATCTAATACGGAAACGTTTTTAAAGGAAAAAGCTGTATATCATACTATGATGGATGTTGTTGAGGATCTTAATAAAGACAGTCTTGATACTTCTAAAATTTTAGATAAATTTGAAAAAGCTTGCGGAATATCTTTAGTTACTAATACCGGATTAGATTTATTTGTGGATGTAGATAAAGTTATTTCTGATCTCAATTCTACTGACAAATATATACCTTCAAAATGGAAGTGGTTAGATGATAAAATCGGTGGAGGTTTTTTAGAGAGCGGTAGATCCTTATACTTGTTTGCTGGCGAAACAAATATTGGTAAGAGCATTTTTCTTGGCAACGTAGCTATTAATATTGCAAATCAAGGTAAATCTGTTCTTCTTATTACTCTGGAGATGCCAGAGCTTGTTTATGCAAAGAGACTTTTTTCTACAGTTTCTAAGATACCTTTGTCCCAGCTCAAGATAGAATCCGATACACTCAAGACCCAAATAACCGAATACTGTGTTGAAAACCCGCAATCAAAAATTATTATTAAAGAGTTTCCACCCGCTTCTATTTCAGTAAACAATTTAAAATCCTTTATAAAAAAACTTACTCAAAAAGGTATACAAATTGATGCAATTGTCCTCGATTACGTCAACCTTCTTCATTCAGGTATAGGTGATTCGAGTTATGAAAGAATTAAAATCTGTACAGAACAGCTTAGAGCATTATCTTATGTTTTTAATTGCCCGGTAATATCTGCTACTCAGCTTAACCGAGAAGGGTATGATATTACTGATCCTGGATTGAAGACTATATCTGAAAGTATGGGATTAGCTATGACTGGCGATGTTATTTTGAGCATTTGGCAAGAAGATACTGATAAAGAATTAGGTGTTATTAAGATGGGTATGATGAAAAATAGATTTGGACCTAATTATGGATATTGTTCTATGAGAATAGATTATTCTACACTTACTATTTATGAAGACGAGCATTCTAATGATACAGAGGGCAGTGCTAGCACTATTAACACGTTGACTAAGCTATCAATTTAATAAAATTATTGCTACTGATGGATTTATAATTTTTATCTATTAATTAGATTTAGTGAAAGGTTATGATCCTGCCGAACATTTAACCGGTTTTGAACAGACCCATCTATTTTTATCTTTTTGCTCATTTGTATCTTTAAATAATACAAAAAAACTTAATTTAGCAAACGTTTTTATTTGTCTTTTAAGAGATAGCAATACTAGAGAATTATTTAAATTATATTGTGACTTTAAAAATGATTTTTCAGCAATAAAATTTTTTTTACAATTTGATTCCAGTCTTCATAAGAGTAAATACATTATGAAATACTTAAATAGTAAAAAAGGAAACATTTTTTGAAAAATTACACGACAAACGCTTTTGTACAGCTTGACAAAAAAAAGAGCACAGATAAAGCATATTTTGATAAAGCTTATAGAAAATTTAGTTCTGAAGTATTACGATCTGGTATCTTTGAAGAGATTAGATTAAAGAGACGATTTCTTAAACCAAGTGCGTTTAAAAAGTTTAAAAAAGAAATAACTAGAAATAAGTGGAAGTTCTATTAATATTAGTTAGTGATTACTGAGTTTGATAAATTAATTTATAATACCTATCTTAAGGCATCTAGACAATCTAATAATAGTCCTTACAAATTTAGAAAAAATTTTGATCGTATTGATGAACAGACTTTTATATGCTTAAAAAAACTGTCTTCTTTTTTTAAAAGATTTCCAAATATAAAAATGGAAGATTTTTTTAATGCCCCGTTCCGGCTTTATAAAGATGAGACGTATTTTCCTTTAGATTTTTTTATTAGTCTTAAAGCAACTAAAGCATATACACTTATTCAAAAACAAGTTAATATGCTTGACCCAGACGTAGATGAGCAATTAAAATTTATAAAAGAATCTTTAGTTTTTATTTTTAATTTTTGCAAAAGTAAAAATATTAGTTTTTCTAGTTATTTGTTTCATAAAACTAAAAACGAAAATTCTTTTGTATTACATTTAAAAGAAAGAAAGGTTTCTATTTACTCACTTTTTGGTTTTAATAATTTTGAAAAGATTTTTAAATCAAAAGATTCAGAAGTTTTAAAATTTATTTTAGGTGATGAATTTTATAATAATTTTTCTGTTTTTAAGACAAAATTACTTAATTCAAAAAAAGCATTTAATTTAGTCACCCAAGGAAATGAAAGATTAGCAAAAAAAACAGTTGATTGCTAATCAGGATATACTAGTATATAGATATGAGTACATTTACCACATCGATGTTTGAGAGCATTAAGAGTGCTTTGACGAAAGAAAATGAAAACGGAACTTCTAAGCTTAGAGATTATTTAAGAACTGAGCCGGGCAATACTTATACAGTTCGCCTATTGCCTAATATTAAGGATCCAACTAAGACATTTTTTCATTATTATAATTATGGCTGGAATAGTTTTGCTAACGGTAAATTAATAACGGCTATTAGCCCCACTACTTGGAATCAGCGTGATCCTATTGCTGAAGAAAGATATCGCATTCTACGTAACGGGACAGAAGAAGAAAAGAAAAAGGCATCGGCTATTGTACGCAGAGAAAACTGGTTAATAAATGTTTACGTTATTAATGACCCCGTAAACTCTGATAATAATAATAAAATTAAGATTTTACGCTTTGGTAGACAATTACATAAGATTATTATGGATGCTATTGAAGGCGAAGAATCTGCTGAACTGTGTCCCCGTATTTTCGACTTATCATCTAAGGGTTGTAGTTTAAAGATTAAAGTAGAAAAGCAAGGTGATTATCCTACTTATGTTTCTTCTAAATTTACTACTCCAAAAGAGATTGAAA